AGAATTATCATTAAACCAAATAGTAGGATAATTAAATGCCAACCCTTCTGGATCACCAAGGTCTGAAAACGTAATATGTTCTGGGTCAAAATCTGTAGCCAAATATTCTGTTGATAGACCACCTAATCCTATATCTTGTGGAGTGTGTTTAGAAGGATCAAACGGCTCTAATTCTCCCATTAATGTTTGTGCAGCTTGATCTCTTGTCAAACTTGGATGTGGGCTTGCAAAAGGTGGGTCTGGTGTATAGCCACCTTCGGTCATAAAAATTTGTTTCCACGCTGTTTTATGATCAGGAGCTTTTAACATTTGACCTGATGGTGTTGTTGAATATCCGTGAGATGTTTCAGTTACAGGATCAAATCCAAACATATCTTCTCCATATGCTTGCCATGCGCCACCATAATCGTAATTTGTATTTTCCATCATTTCGTTTAATAGTTCATCTTTTGGAATAAATCTATTACTTCTTTCTTCAATGTCTTTTTGAATGCCATCAAGCCAAGGAGATTTTAACAAATATGCCAACATTTCTCGTTCTGAATTTGGAGTTAACTTTGTTTGTCGGTATTGTAACTCACTTGGAATATTTTCAAGGTATTTATCGAAATAATCAGCCATGCCGATTATCCCACCAACTTGGCTTAACAGATGAGGTGTAGTCATTGCCACATTGCCGTACCTGATGCTTGCGCTCATGGTCTCTTATTTGGGATCGTGAACTCAAAACAGTGCCATCAATTGGTGATGTAAAAGGCTCAACATCACTTATTACAGCGTAACCTTTGCTTTGATGTGGAGTAGTTTTTAAAATAACTTTTCTTGTTCCATGATCGTAAACATAAGTCTTTCGCATTACATCATCCCTGCGCCTTTTAATAACTCTATTTCAGCATCTGTCATATTCTTTTCTCTGGCAATTTGTGCATTAACCGCCATTTGCTCACGATCTATTTGTGCGTCCTGACCCATTTTAGCCATTTCTAACTGGCCTTTTTGTTGAAGCTCTGCGCCTTTTAACTGACCTTTTTGCTGTAATTCTGCATTTTTCAATTGGGCTTTTTGTTGTGCTTCAATCATTTTAGGATCAGGTGGTGGCCCTTGCTGTTGCATTTGCTGTTGCATTTGTTTCATTTGTTGCATTTGTTGCATAGAATTTTGTTTAGCTTCATCAATTAAATCTTCAAACTCTCTTCCTATTTTAAATCCTCTAACCATAAATTCTAATGATTGAAACGCAATAGGTGTTAATTCTGGCGCAACTTGCACAATGCTTATTGCTTTTTCAAGATAAGCCCCCATTGTGTTAACAAATTCTATTCTGTTTCTTTGCTCCATTTGTGCATCTTCAAACACAGTTGAATCAGTTTCTATGTCTACACGATAAGATCGAAGTTTATCAGAACGCATAATCTGAAGCATCTCTGGCGTAACTTGCAACCCTGTCATATTTTGCAATATGTAAGGTTGAAAGTGTTCTGAAATTAATTCGGCTCTTATTCTGTAAAGATCACGAATAAACCTTTGAACTTGATCTTGCCTTTGTTTTAATCTCATTGACCCAAATTGACCTTTTAACCTTTGAGCCGTTGCCGTTTCATTAGGATTTGTTGACCCTCGTATAACGTCACTGATGCCAGTAACTTCATAAATGGTTTGTATGAGTTGCGCCCTTTGTTGATATAACCCTGTCAAAACCCCAGCCGTTTGAGATATATCTTCAGTTTGCATAGATTGAGCTAAACCGCCCTTTTGAGCTAAATTTGCATAATTATCCGCAGGAATAAAAACATTATCCGCAGCCTCTGCCAATTTTGCTAACTCTGGAATAGAACCATCATAAATACCCCTACGCCTTAACCCATCAGTTAGCTTTGCAATACGAGTTGTAATTCTATCTAACTCATCTGCTTGATCTTGATATAACCTAAATTCTGGGACAGGCACACCCGAACCATTGGTCTTAATTGAAATAATTGGTTTTGGTGTTGGGAAAAAGTTTTCAAGCTCATAAGGATCATCTTCTTCTAATAGTAAGGCTGGGAAACCTTTAACAACATAATACCGCTTTCGTGTGTCTTCGCACCATATTTCCCAAACTTCGGCTCTGCGAAATACATCATCTGAGTTATATTCACCAGTTTCAGATGGTGACCAATTTAACGGCACTTTATCAGCATGAGTTGGCGATAAGTCACGCAAATCATCTCTGGTCATAAGATGCCTTCTTGCTTTCCACCTTACATCTTCTGGTCTTTTTGCTGGGCTTTCTCTATAATCTTCCCAATGAACATACTCAAAATAAACTCGTTGATCGCCAATTTCTTCTATTTTTTCACCTGTAGAAAATCCAAATTCATCTACGGCATCCACCTCAATCATTATATCTTCTTTAACTACCCAAACAACGCCTCGACCTGGCAACAAGTAATCCTCAATCGCCCCAGCAATTATATCTCTTTCATCATAAACATCCGAACTATATTCTAATGCTCTTTCTAACAATTCCGCTACTTGTCTGCCATTGGGGTCACGATCTAAATAACGTCTTCTGATTTCAGGCTTTGCCATCCTAGCAAACAGTGCGCCTTTTAATGTTTCTGTATTTGACCACAGGATATTAAATTTCTTTTCTCTGCCAATTCCTGACATTTCTTTATCTGCACGATAGCGGTCAACGACATCTTCACCTTCTTCTCGCCATTCCCTTTCCTCGTCATCAGAAGAATTTAATTCAATGTCCCAATAACGAGCAAGCCCTGCCGACCCTTTATATTCGTCCATACTTTCAATTTGTTCACTCATATTGATGTCACCGAATTAAAGTTATATTTGCCCTCTGCAGCTGCTATACTTTGAAGAGCTTCATTTAAATTTGTATATCCTTCTGCATTTGCGCCCCATTCAGAACGATCCCAAATTGCATTATTCCATCCGCTTTGCATCGCATTACGCCACGCTAACATTCGGCCTGAAAAAGAGCCAACAGGAATATTATTTAAATCAAACAATGCGTGCCAATCTCCCATGTAAGTATGTGCTGTGCCAGTTAAATCTCTTACACTTTGCTGAACTAAAGATTGATTGCTCATATTGAAGTTACCGCGTTCCAATTATTTCGACTCTTAGAAACAGCAAAGGCTTGCATAGCCTCATTGATATTTGTGTAGCTCGTAGATAATTCACCATTAATCCACGCTAATAACTTTTCGTTAAAAGTTACACCACCTGTTCCAGAGTCAGCAAATTCTTTCATAAAATCACCATTGAAATCAAGAGTTGTGCTTGTTGCACTTCTGATTGAGGCTTGTAAATTTGACTGATTGCTCAAAATTCTGTCCTTTTCTCTCCGATATTTTCAAATAAATCATTTATTGTTAATGGGTCTCTTTCAATAAATGTCGGTGTTTTTCTTATTGGTTTTGGTCTATCTTCTTTATAAGCCATGCACATATAACGAATCGCATCACTGGAATGACTAGTCCAATCGTGTAGCGGCCTACTTTTTAACGTCAACAATCGCTCGTCATAATCTTCTCTATATTGCATTAGGCACTCTAAAAGATACTCACACTTGTCAGAGTCAAAATACATAATTGGCAACAATTCTCTAACCGCGTTAATTCCATCATCTACCTTGTGCAATGCAACAATTCTCACGTTTCTTTTTTTTCTTTTTAATACTTCAACCCTCGTCAATCCTGTGCCTAATTCTCTTACCCTTGCATCATGAGGTAGCCAATCCACGTCAACAGGATAAGGAAGAGCTTTAAGCCATTCAACATAATGAGGCAATGGCAAAGAATGATTTTCATAATGATTTATTACTCTTATTTCATTGCCCACTTGTTGCCATAGGACGATTGCTAAACTATCACCTATACCCAAATCCCACGCTGAACTAACAGGCAAGTCAGGATCGTATTCTACCTTTGTTATGCGCTTTGCTTTTCTAGCATCAGCTATTAAGGATGCGTAATAAGCTCCCCCTGTCACGCTTGCATACTCACCATCCCATATATGAGATGCTTTCTCAGGGTCTTGGCCTCGATCTCTTTCCATGTCAGCTTTTAAGGCTTTAGGAAACCATTTATTATCTTGCCAACTTGACTCAACAATAATCGCGTCTTCTGGAGTATATCGCCTTAATAACTTATCAATTGGGTCTAACCTAGATACTGGGTTCCAACTAAACCACAACTCTGAACCTTCGGCTCTAATTGTTGGTGTAAGCAAATCCAAACTTCTTTGACTAATTGTTTGAGCTTCTTCTAACCAAGCTCTATCAATACCTTCTAACGATTTAATTGAAGCAGATGTTGAATTATGAAGCCCTCTAAACAAACAAATTGAACCTTGTGGCCCTCTAATTTCTTGTTCTGTAATATCAAATAGACTTTCTAACCCATGTCGCTCAATAATGTCTTCAATAAGTTGCTTTACAGAATCCTTAATAGAGTTCTGCACTTCCCTGAGACAAACAACTCTTTTGCCTTCAAGCAACGCAATTACAGTCATCAAACCAAAGAACCACGACTTGCCTGATCCTCTACCACCCCATGCACCTTTATATCTGGCTGGTTTAATAAGAGGCGAAAATACCTCGGGAAAATCAATCTTTAGGTTTAGTTGCATTTAATTGAACATTTACAGAAACATTTCCTTGATGCTCTGTTACGTTTGTTTCTTTCCAACCCATTCTTGTTTTAGCCCAGAATATAGCGGCACTTGTATCACCATTGACTGCTTTATTAAATAACGTTCCACCAATTTTTGCGTTAGCTTTCGTTGCAGCTGTGTCTAATTCTTTTCGAAAATGTTTTCTTAAAGTTTTATCATCAATTCCATCACGAAGAATCATTGCTATATTAGACTGCGGTATGCCCACCGCTGACATTTGTTCAACCAGCTTCCGTTCTTCGTCCGTTGGTTTAAACGTGGGCTTTGTCACCTTTTTAAGCGGCATCGGCCTTTATAGTAGGGAAAATCTCCCCACTATCCTCCAATTTTGCCTTTTCGCCTGTAAAATCTTGCCACCGCTTTACAGCCACATCTACATAGGCTGGGCTTAATTCCATTGCGTAAACACAACGCCCAGTCATCTCCCCTGCTATGATTGTCGTTC